GCCGCAGAGGCGCGAGACTTCCTGCAATTTGAGCGGCAACACGCGCACAGGTTTACGGCGGACTGGGCACGCGAAGTCACGCGCGAAACGCTGGCAGACCGCGCTGTTGAGCTCGGCTTCTCCAACCTCGAAATCTCCGCAGCTGTTGACCAAGCTTTGACCGACGCAGGGACGACGCCATGACCATCGGACACAACAGCAAGACCACGAAAGCCGGTCCTATCCAGGGCGAGCGCCTTAAGTCCTTTGTCGAGCGCATTGAGCGGATGGAGGAGGAGCGCAAGGCAATTGCCGGCGACATCCGCGACATTTACGCCGAGGCGAAGGGCGTAGGCTACGACGTGAAAACCGTGCGCTGGGTGGTGCAGGAGCGCCGCATGGAAGCCTCGGACCGTGCCGAGCGTGACACGCTGCGCGATGTGTACCAGCACGCGCTTGATACCGCAGTCGGCCTTGTACGCGGCGGGCTGTCCCTGAGAGAAGCGGGACGGCTCACAGGAGCGTCAAAATCCAGCATTCACAGGGCTTTGGCTGTCCCAGAGGTGTCCCACAAGCCGGAAGACGGCGACGACGGCATTACAGAGACTCCGGCCCCGCAAGGTATCATGTCGCCTTGTCCCCCGGATGTGGCAGAGGCTGCAACCTCTCCGCAAGAGCCAGTCCCCCAGGGCGGGGAAGGGACTGGCACTCATTCCGACGACGATCTCGCGCCGCCTGACTTCCTCCGAGGCAGCTCCCCCGCCAACCGGAGCCTCCGTCCATGAGGGTCTTGGTCGCCTGCGAATTTAGCGGGATCGTCCGGCGCGCGTTTGCCTCCCGTGGTCACGACGCCTGGTCCTGCGACCTGTTGCCGGCCGATGACCGGAGCAACCGGCACATCGTGGGCGATGCGCGTGCGATCCTTAACGACGGTTGGGATTTGCTCATGGTGGCGCACCCGCCCTGCACCCGACTCTGCAACAGCGGCGTGCGCTGGCTGTCCGTACCGCCGCCGGGCAAGTCAGCCGACCAAATGCGCGTCGAGCTGGCGGAAGGCGCGGCGCTGTTCTCCGCGTTCTGGAATGCGCCTGTTGAGCGTATCTGCGTCGAGAACCCGGTAATGCACCGGCACGCCAAGGCGCTGATCCAGAACTATCAGGAGCCCGCGCAATCGGTGCAGCCCTGGCAATACGGCCACGGCGAAACCAAGCGCACCTGCCTCTGGCTGAAGAATCTGCAGCCGCTCAAGCCCACGAACATCGTGGAGGGCAGGGAAGCCCGCGTGCATCGCATGCCACCGTCCGCCGATCGCTGGCGCGAGCGCTCAAGGTTCTTTCCCGGCATTGCCGACGCCATGGCGGATCAGTGGGGCGGAATTGCCGACGAAGCGAGGGCAGCATGACCCGCCGCCGTTGCCCCGCTGCCCGCCTGTTAGCCGCCGAACTCGCCGCTGACATAGCCCAAGCTCGCTACGACCGGACGCGCTCGCACAAGGCGCGTGTGGATCTGGTTGCGGCTCGGGCTACGGCCATCGCCGCCGCCCGCTTCGGGAGCGGGAAGGGACGATGAGCGACAAAGGCACAGCGATCCTGTGCGCGGCATGTTTGATTGGCATTGCCGTGATCATTGAACTGTCGGCCCCCATCAACTCGACGACGGTATTCTTTCGCTATGCGTTGATCGGAGCGGCTGGCGCTTGCGCCGTCAGCGCATACGGGAAGGGACGATAGATGACACGCAGCAAGTACAAGGCCGTTCCGACCATCGTCGATGGTGTGCGGTTTGCTTCCAAGGCAGAGGCGAAGCGCGACGGCGAGCTGCAGTTGCTTGCCAAGGCGGGCAAGATCCATCGCCTTGAGCGGCAGCCCCGGTTTGTCCTGCGCGCCAACGGCGAGAAGGTCTGCACCTACGTCGCTGACTGGCGCTATTTCGAGGGCAACCGCGAAGTGATCGAGGACAAGAAGGGCGTCCAGACGCCTGCGTTCAAGATCAAGTTTGCTTTGGCAAAGGCTCTCTATCCAGACATCGAGTGGAGGCTTTCATGACGCGCGCATCAGAGCAGGCGAGGGCGGCGTGATGGCCCAGAAGTCCGATACCTGGATGGCGTTCTACGTCGGCGACTACGTGGCGAACACGCTTCACCTGGCGCGTGAGCATCACGGTTCGTACCTACTGCTGATCCTGGCGGCCTTCAAGAATTCGGGATGGCTTCCGAACGACGACAGCATCCTCGCACAGGTGGCGAAGTGCACACCGAAGCAGTGGAAGGCCGAGCGGGCCATGTACGCCAGATTCTTCGACGTCACCAACGAGCGCTGGACACATGGCCGCGTCGAGAAGGAACTGGCGAAGGCGGCAAAGCTCACCGAGCAGCGCCGTCTTGCCGGCATTGAGTCGGCAGCAAAACGGCAACGGGAAGCCAACGACCGTTCAACGACCGTTGACTGTTCGTTGCAACGAAACGCCAGACCTTCAGAGCCACAGGTACAGGGTGAGCCCCTACAGGGCTCACCCCCTGAGTATCAAACATCAGAACCGGTAGCCGCGCGCGGGGGCCTTGGGGGCCCCACGCACGACACCGCAAGCGTGCTGGCAAACCTCGGAAACCGGAAGCGAGTGATCCAATGAGCCTGAACCAACCGCGTGAAATGCCGCACAATTTCGAGGCTGAGCAGGCTTTGCTTGGCGCGATCCTGGTCAACAATTCGGCGTACCACCGCGTCGCCGAGTTCCTGCGGCCGGAACACTTTGCGGACCCGATGCACGGCAAGCTTTTTGAAAGCGCAGCCAACGTGATCCGGCGCGGGCAGAGCGTGTCCGCGTTCACGCTCAAGTCCTACGTGGACAGCATTCCGGGGCTGAAGGAGGCGGGCGGCGGCGGCTACATCGCCAAGCTGGCCGCGCAGTCGCAGTACGTCGGCAACCCGGAGAGCTTTGGCCGGGAAGTGGTCGACGCGGCCCTGCGGCGCGGGCTGATAGTGGCCACGACAGAGGCGCAGGCGAGGGCCTATAGCCCCGACGCAAGCGAGACCGCAACCGACCTGATCGAGCAGCACGAGCGCAAGCTGTACGACCTTTCGGTCGGCCACACGGACGCGGGCTTTGAGGGCTTCGCCAAGGTCCTGACAAGCAGCGTCCAGCACGCTGAGAGCGCGCACCAGCGGCAAGGACAGCTCAGTGGCGTCACCACCGGCCTGAAGGCGCTGGATACCCTTCTGGGAGGGCTGCACCGCTCCGATCTGGTGATCCTCGCGGGACGCCCGAGCATGGGCAAGACGGCGCTCGCGACGAACATCGCCGTCAATGCCGCGCTGGCCTATCGCTCAGAGCCTGGCGCCGATGGAAAGCCGGTGACGATCGACGGCGCCCGCGTCGGCTTCTTCTCCCTCGAAATGTCCAGCGAGCAACTGGCAACCCGCGTCGTGGCGGACCGCTGCGGAGTGTCGAGCGCCCGCATCCGCAGGGGCGAACTGACCAGCAAGGAAATGGACGGCTTCATCGCCGCTGCCCACGAATTCGAGGCGCTGCCGTTCTACATCGATGACACGCCAGCCCTGACCTTGACCGCGCTTCGCACGCGCGCCCGCCGCCTCCAGAGGCAGCATGGCTGCGACCTGATTGTGGTCGACTATCTGCAGCTCATCACCCCGGACACGAAGCGCAACGGCATCAACCGCGTCAACGAGGTTTCCGAGATCACCATGGGACTGAAGGCGATGGCGAAAGAACTGGACGTGCCCGTGCTGGCCCTGTCGCAGCTCTCGCGCGGCGTCGAGAACCGGCAGGACAAGCGGCCACAACTGGCTGACCTCCGCGACTCCGGCAGCATCGAGCAGGACGCCGACGTCGTGATGTTCGTCTACCGCGAGGAATACTACCTGGAGCGCGACAAGGCGAAGGCTAACGGCCCGGAGCATATCCAGGCAATGGGCAAGGGCGACGTGCTGGTGGAGAAGCAGCGGCACGGCCCGATCGGAACCGTGAACCTGAAGTTCGAGGCAAAGCTTACGCGCTTCTCGGACCTGTGATGAGCGCCTCTTCCCTCACCCACTGGCGGCAGGAGGCGATGCAGTGACCGAAGAAGAAGCAAAGACCAAGCGGTGCTGTGGCCCCAATGGCTGTGGCCGCCTTCAGGACGACTTGAGTGGGTCGCCCGACAACGCGCCGCGTTACTGCATCGGCTCTGCCTGCATGGCGTGGCGGCACGCGCCGGTTTCGTTCACGCAGGTCAATGACAATGGCAAGACGGTCCAGATTGAGGGCCGCAGCTACACCGACTTTTACTGCGGACTGGCAGGCAAGCCATGACCGACGACGGCAGGGAAGTGGTGGAGATCGTCGCCGGGGTCTTTTGTCTTGGCAAAGAATGCCAGCGCAATTGCCCAGATGTCGATCACGCACCTTGCCCGGATGCCATTTACACATGGCGAGAAAAGGCGGAGCAAATCCTCACCGCCATCGAGGCATCAGGGAGGTGGAAGATCGTGCCGGTGGAGCCGACTGATGAGATTGTCGGCGTGCTGAAGTCGCCAATCTACGGGCCTTTGAACCCTCAGACTGTCGCGGTTTCGCTGGAGGAAGGGCGTCAACGCTGGCGCGACGCGCTCTCCGCCTCTCCCAAAGCCACACATACCGCAGAGGAGGGGAAATGAGCGCCAGAAACCCCGGCTGGTACTGGGTCAAGCGCGTTGCAGACGAAGCCTGGCAGCCCGCCCGCTGGGCTCCAATGAAGGAATACCCAGGCGAATGGCGCTGGGAGTTTTTCTATTACCGAGGCGAGATCCATCGAGGGCGCGTCCACCGCGTCGGAAAGCGCATCCATGCACCGTCTTGATCCGCCTATCCCGGTCGAAATCACGGCCAAAGCCCTGCCTGCAGGCGTGAAGGCTAAGAACCAACGCGGATGGGCTTACGCATGGGAACGCTGCGGAATCGACGGGCACCGGATCTGGGTCGTGGTGCTGGACGAAACAGGCGAGGTTGTGGACGTGCCGCAGCCGGAAATCATTGTCGATTCCAATTGGTCTTACGGGAGGCGCATTTGAACGGCAGACTCTGGACCGCAGACGACACCGCCACCCTTCGCCGTATGGCAGGAGCCGGATATTCAGACGGTGAGATTGCCAGCCACCTAGGCTTTGCCCGCGAGACGGTCACGCGACGCCGGTTGACGCTAGGCTACGTTGCCAGCTTGAAACTTGGGTGGCGACGCCGGTTTATCCGAGATGTTAGGATCGCTGCATGAGCAAGCCTCTAACCCACCAGCAAATGCGCTGGAATCGCCATTGGAATTACCGGCTGGAAGCAGACCCGATGGCGATGGCAATTTGGAAAGCCGCTAAGGGAAGATTGACGGTAAAAGAATCGCTCAAGTGCTCCGACGCGGCTAGGAACGCCCTTCTCTTGGAAGCTGAACTATTGGCGGCAGCCGCTTATCCGCAGGTAGTCGCGCAGATCAGCAAAGAATTTGGCACTTCAAACAAGAACGACGCCATATATCGCCGCATGAAGCAGCGCGGAAAATCCTTGACTTTCTAAATCACAACTAACGCATATGGGAAACCGTTACACCTCAAGAGGTTAGCGGTTCACATATGGCGGGTCGTCCCAAAGGCGCATGGGCAGATAAAGCGTTTCGCGACGCGCTGCGCGTTGCCGTGCTTGAGAAGCAGGGCGGCACTACCAAACTTCGCAAACTTGCCGACCAGCTTGTGACCGCAGGAATGTCTGGCGACGTGTCGGCCATCAAGGAAGTGGCTGACCGCCTCGACGGCCGGGCCACTCAACAGACCGACGTGACCATCACAGACAACCGCTTGGTTGCGCGCCTCCCTGAAAAGGCAGCCAGTGACGAAGCATGGGCGGCTGAAGTCGCGGCGGTGCATTGATGCCGGACGGCTCAGACTTCAAGCCATGGGAGGCCCAGCCCGGCCCGCAAACAGAGCTAATCCGTTGCCCTGTGTTTGAGGTGTTCTACGGGGGCGCGCGTGGTGGAGGAAAGACCGACGGCGTGCTGGGCGAATGGCTGGAGCATGCCGACAAATACGGCGAGCATGCAATTGGCCTGATGATCCGCCGCACGCTGAAGCAGCTTCGCGAAACCATTGCCCGGTCAAAGCAGATATATCGGGGAATCGGAGAATTTAACGAGACCGAGAAAGAGTGGAAGTTCCGGAACGGCGCGCGCCTCGTGTTTGCTTACCTGGAGCGCGACAGCGACGCCGACAACTATCAGGGCCACAACTACACGCGCGTCTACGTGGAGGAGATCGGCAATTTCCCGAGCGCAACGCCAATCATGAAGCTGATGGCGACGCTGCGTTCCGGCACGGGCGTTCCTTGTGGGTTTCGTGCAACGGGCAATCCGGGCGGCGCTGGCCACCAGTGGGTCAAGGCCCGGTATATTGACCCGGCACCCAACGGGCGCAAGCTGATAACCAGCGAGTTCACCAACCCGTTCACAGGCGAGAAGGTAAGGCGTAACCGCGTCTATATCCCGTCGCGCGTGACCGATAATCGTTATCTCGGCGGCGAGTACGTTGCCAACCTGCACATGAGCGGCAGCGAGGACCTGGTGCGGGCGTGGCTGGAGGGAGATTGGTCGGTTATTGCCGGCGCATTCTTCCCTGAGTTTGGCATGCGCCATGTTGTGAAACCGTTTGAGATTCCGGCGCACTGGACGCGCTTTCGCAGCATGGATTGGGGCTCGGCTCGCCCGTTTAGCGTTGGCTGGTGGGCTATCAGCGATGGAAGCCTGCCGGCGTTCCCACGCGGCGCAATCATCCGCTATCGCGAGTGGTACGGCTGGAACGGCACGCCCAACGAAGGCTGCAAGATGACGGCCGAAGAAGTAGGCCGAGGGATTGCCGAGCGCGAGCTTCTATCAGCGCCCGGCCAGCCGCCGGTTCACGAGGAAATCGCCTATGGCGTGATTGACCCGGCAGCCCACAACCAGGATGGCGGCCCGTCGATTGCTGAACGCATTTTAAAGGGCAGCAACGGGCGCGTTGCCTTTGGTCGGGCTGATAACAAGCGCGTGGCCCGCGACGGCGCCATGGGTGGCTGGGATCAGCTTCGCGCCCGCCTAATTGGCACCTGTGAGCGCGACGAAAAGACGGGCGCCATCCTCTGGGATACCGGCGCTCCCATGATCTACTTTTTCAACACGTCTACGCACATTATCCGCACGTTGCCGGCGCTACAGCATGACGAAGCGCGACCGGAGGATGTGGATTCAGAGGGCGAAGATCACGCCCCTGACGAGACGCGATACGCTGGCATGAGCCGTCCTTACGTGCGGGGCATCGACACGCCCGCGCCGAAGCCGGATTTCTTCATCGGCACGCCTGAGGGCACCATCAGCTCAAACCTCTCCATCAAAGAAATGATCGAGCGCCAATCTGCGCGCCGGAAAGAACGTGAGGGCGCATGATCGGCCAAACCTCCGAAGTGACCAGCGCCGACAACGGCACGGTGGACACGCTCGCCAAGACCATCAAGTCGCAGCAGGATTTCCACAAGTATT